CGGTCGTTTTTTTAATAAACAGGCGACCCCCCCTGTCTTTCCCGACACATCTCTCCCCGAAACAGTCCAGATCGTTCCGCAGTCGCCGTTTAACAAACCAGATACATTAGATTTTGATGCAAAATGATGCAGAAATAATACCAATTACGCGAGGGGTCGGGCTGATTGGCAGTGTTAAACCTAGAATACACACGCCGCTCTTACACGGCACAAGTAAAGCGCAAGAAGTAGCAGATTTAGCTGTAAAAATAGGCGTGCCATTGCTTGACTGGCAGCGCTGGGTATTAGATGACTTACTTACAATAGACAATGCCGGAATGTTTGTAAAAAAGTCTGCGTTACTTACTGTAGCTAGACAAAATGGCAAGACGCACCTGGCACGCATGCTTATCTTGGCGCATTTGTTTTTGTGGGGCAGTAAAAACGTTTTAGGCATGTCATCTAACCGCAATATGGCGTTAGATACTTTTAGACAGGTTGCCTGGACAATAGATGATAACAAAGAGCTGACAAAATATGTTAGGCAAATACGATTAGCAAATGGTCAAGAGTGCATAACACTAAAAACAGGCGCTCGCTATGAAATAGCCGCAGCGACTAGAGATGCACCACGTGGCAAGACAGCAGATTTTTTATACATAGATGAGTTGCGCGAATGGTCAACAGAAGCGTTTGCAGCTGCACTACCTGTAACGCGTGCAAGAGCTAACGCAATGACATTTATGACCAGTAATGCAGGCGATGGCTTTAGTACAGTGCTAAATGAGTTGCGCGAACGTTGTTTGTCGTATCCGCCTAGTAATTTAGGATTTTATGAGTACAGCGCACCGCAGCATTGCAAAATACATGATCGCACAGCTTGGGCAATGGCAAATCCAGCACTGGGCACATTAATTAGTGAGCAAACATTAGAAGAATCTGTAAACACAAACAGCATAGAAGCAACACGTACCGAGATGTTATGTCAATGGGTAGATAGCACGATAAGCCCATTTGTGTATGGCAGTATAGAAGCGTGCACTGACACAACATTACAAATACCTATAGGGCCAACAACTGTAATGGCATTTGACATAGCACCTACTAGACGATCGGGCGCGTTAGTTGCTGGGCAGGTAAAAGACGGCAAAATAGCAGTAGGGTTAATGCAGTTGTGGTCTAGTGAGGTTGCAGTAGATGAAATAAAGATGGCAAGTGACATAAATGAGTGGGCTAAAAAATATCACCCACACATAATTTTGTTTGACAAATATGCCACACAAACATTAGCTACAAAACTAGAGCAAACAGGTTGGCGCATGCAAGATTGCAGCGGTCAAGCCTTTTATCAAGCCTGTAGCGATTTAGCAGATGCGCTGGCAAATGTTAGGTTAACGCATAGCGGTCAAGCAGAGCTAGTACAACATCTTAATAATTGCGCAGCGAAAACAAATGATGCTGGTTGGCGCATAATTAGGCGCAAATCTGCTGGCGATGTTACAGCTGCAATTAGTTTGGCAATGGTCGTATCGCAATTAACAAAGCCACAACAAACTGCGCAAATCTTTGCCTAAATTGCACTAAATGACCGATTTATGGTATAACATACCTATATGGGTATATTGTCAGCATTGGGTCTAACAAAATCTAAATCTGTCCAAGCGCAATATGCCCCTGCCGTAATGGGCGATACAACTATTGGCTACAACTTAGGCACATTTGGCTACGGCCCTATGGATCGCACATTGGCTGTGCAAGTGCCAGCTGTGAACAGATGCGCAAACTTAATAAAAGGCGTTATAGGTTATTTACCACTAGAGCTATACAAAAAATCTACAGGCGAGCAATTAGGCACGCCGTTATGGTGTGAGCAGCCAGATATACGTCAACCGCGATCTGTAACAATATCATGGACAGTTGACAGCCTTATATTTTACGGGGTTGCATATTGGCGTGTAACAGAAGTTTACGCAGATGATTTACGACCAGCAAGATTTGAGTGGGTTAACAATTCGCGTGTAGTGCCACACCTAAACACATTAGGCACAGAAGTTTTGTATTACACAGTTGACGGCGTAAAAGTGCCGCCAATAGGTGTTGGCTCATTAATTACATTTCAAGGTTTGACACAAGGCATATTGGCAACAGGTGGCCGCACAATACAAGCTGCATTAGATTTAGAAAAAGCAGCAAGTGTCGCAGCTGCAACACCTATGGCAACAGGATTTATAAAAAACACTGGTGCAGATATGCCAGAGTCATCTGTGCAAGCATTATTGGCAACGTGGAAGCAAGCACGACAAAATAGGTCAACAGCATATTTAACTAGCACGCTATCCTACGAAGCGGTTGGTTATAGCCCTAAAGATATGATGTATAACGAAGCATCGCAATATCTCGCAACACAAATTAGTAGATTAATGAACGTGCCAGCGTTTTATATTAGCGCGGATATGAACGGCAGTTACACATACCAAAATATAATTGATGGCCGTAAAGAGTTTGTTGCATACAGCCTACAGCCATACATTTGTGCAATAGAGGACAGATTAAGCATGGACGATATAACTGCACGCGGTCATATTGTGCGATTTAACATAGACGAGTCATTTTTGCGCACAGATACAATTAAAAGATTAGAAGCAATAGAAAAAATGTTAAATCTAGGGTTAATAGATGTTGAGCAAGCAAAACAAATGGAAGATTTGACACCTAACGGAAATGAGAGTGCAGATGTTACTTACATTCAATAGTGCAGTAGAAGCTGCTGACGGCGAGCGCAGAATTATAGCTGGCAAAATTGTGCCGTTTAACTCTATTGGCAATACTAGCGCTGGCCCAGTTATGTTTAGTAAGGGCAGCATAGATATAGATGATCCTGCTAAAATAAAAATGCTTATGCAACATGCAAGCGATAAGCCAATAGGCCGCATGCAAAAATTTAACGAATCAGATGACGGCATTTATGCAAGTTTTAAGATTTCTAACAGTGGCCAGGGCCAAGATGCATTAATTTTGGCTAGCGAGCAGCTGGTAGATGGCTTGTCTGTTGGCGTAGAAGTATTGGCCAGCAAACAAGAGAAAAAATATATTTTTGTAACAAAGGCAAAACTAAAAGAGGTTAGCCTAGTAGAAAGCCCTGCATTTGCAGAAGCAACTGTTACACAAGTAGCTGCAAGCGAAAGCGAAGCAGAAACAACACAACAACCAACTACGGAAAGTGAGGCAATAGTGGACAACACCACCGAGCCAACAGCAGCACAGGTAGAGGTTGCTCCAGTAGAAGCCGCACGACCAACAATTAGTGCCGCATTTTATACAGAGCCACGCTCACCAATTAAAACAACAGCGCAATACTTAGAACACTCTATTAAAGCAAAATTAGGTAATAGAGATTCTAATGAGTGGGTATTACATGCAGAAGCAGAAGCTGCAAAATTATTAACAGCAGCAGATGACTCATTTACTACAAACCCTGCATTTAGTCCAACAATTTTTTCACCTACAGTCATTGACACACTTATTGGATCACGTCCAGTAATTGATGCAATCGGCACACGTGCAATTCCTGCAAGCGGCATGACAATTAGTCACCCTAAAATTACAACAGCAGGCACAGTTGCAAGCACAGCAGAAGCTGGCGCACCATCAGAAACTGGCATTGTTAGCTCCTATGTAAATTGCACAGTCAACAAGTTTGCTGGATTACAACGCTACAGCGTAGAGCTGTTAGAGCGCTCATCACCAGCATTCTTCCAAGCAATGCTAGAAAACATGACACGTGCTTACAACAAAGCAACAGATGCCGCAGTAATTGCAGAATTAACTGCAAGCGGTACACAAGGAACAGCAGTAGCCGCAACATCTGCAGGTATTATTTCTTATGTATCTACAGAGTCCCCAGCTGCTTACTCTGCAACAGGTGAGTTAGCAACACGCTATCTAGCAGGCACTTCACAATGGTCATTATTGTTAGGCGCAACCGACTCAACAGGCCGACCAATTTACAATGCACAAAACTTGACACAAAACGCAGCAGGTGTTGCCGCACCTACTAGCCTACGTGGCAATGTGCTTGGCCTAGATTTGTATGTTGATCCAAACATTGTTGCAACAACTATTGATGAGTCAGCATTTATTGTTGTGCCTTCATCTGTCATTATTTACGAGTCACCTATTTTGCGACTAAGCACCAACGTAGTTGTAAGCGGTGAAATCGAGACAATGGTTTACGGATACCTAGCAACCAAAGTATTGGTAGCAGGTGGCGTACGCAGGTTTAACCTAACCTAATTAGGTAACAAGCTTGGCGGTTAGTAGCCCTTACTGCCAAGAGCTATTAGCAGAGGAGTAGAGATGGCAGCAACGTATGTAACAGTTGCAGAGCTGCGTGCCAATTTAGGCATAGGCTCTCTCTACTCCGATGCCGACATAGAAGAAATATGCAGCACAGCTGAGGATTTAATAGATAGTTATTTGTGGTACAACTCCGCACCTGTTGTTGGCAGTCAAATTAGCAACAA